ACATTAACATAATAATAATAATAATAATAATTGTAATGTATTGATATATATATATATAAGTATTGTATTTCTTTGTAAGCAAACATGTAAGCAAACATGTAAGCAACTTTACGTAATAGTGCTTACAACTATACGTAAGTGGTGGGGTGTACCCATACTTACAAGTATTTAATATTTTGCTTACATAAGCACTTGTCAACTAATCATGTGTAAATCAAATAACAAAATTGATCAATGAATACAATACAATTAACACTGCTATCATTTGTCATAAAACAATTTACATATAACATTTAATAAAAAACATCTGCACAATATACACATATAAATCAATGTGTTACATCAATACACAATGCGAGTAGGTACTCCCTGAGAATTGGAAGACATAGCGGTGAATAAGACGCAATAATAACGCGCACATATTTTTCCAGAAACGTTGCGACAACCACATGCCTGACATTATGTTGTCGGGTATGAACGAAAAACCAAAAAAACCGACCAAGAAAAAGACCGCTAAGAAAAAGGCCCCGGTAAAACTGGACGTGTCTGCTACGGTGATGGCAAATGTGTTCGGTATTGATCGTGCCACGACCTACCGATGGCGTGATGATGGAATGCCTGTTAAAAAAAATGGAACTTTTAATATTCCTGAGTGCGTTCAATGGAAACTCGAAAAAGACGAAGCCTGCCGACTCGCCCAGGGAAATGTTAAAGACAAAAAAACTGCTATGGAAATCGAATTGCTGTCTATTAAGCATGAAAAAGAAAAAGGTGCAGTGATATCCAGATCAGAAGCAAAAAGTATTGAGTGTGCCCGGGGGCGTGCATTGAAATTGTATCTGCAAAATAACATGCCGGCGAATGCTCATTTGTTTGTTGATAAACCGATTGAAGAATTACGGATCCTGCTTGAACAATTTGCAAAAAAACTAATGGACGTTTGGGTAGGTGCAGACAGATCCCCGGTGGACCTCAATGAACCAAGCTGATTTTATAATCGAAAAACCGCAAAACAACCCTCCGATGGATGAGGATATTCGTGACGCATACAGAATTGTCGTGGCGCCTGATATTGTTGACTGGATAAATAATTCTGTGATCATACCTGAGGGGTCAGGATATTCGCGAACCGGTAAAGTATCCCTGGACCCGTGGCAGTTATTCCCACTGCGAAAGGGTGTCAGTCGTGAAACTCATGAAATTGCAATCGAATGCGCAACACAGCTCGGTAAATCATTTGTTGCTGAAATGATTTTACTGTTTAAAACCAAGTTTAAAGGCGTAAAAGCCCTGGTTGTTTACGAGAACGAAAAGAAAATTCCCGATATTGTCACTGATAGGTTGCAGCCGATTATTGAAGAAAACTGCAAAGAGCACCTTACCGGTGTAGCTGACGACCTTAAATCTGAAAAAATTACCCTGAAAAACTCCATAATTCGCACAGGATCGGCGAATATCAAGGGAGACATGTCAACGCATGCATACCAACTTGTCTACGGTTCTGAGGTCTCTAAGTGGCAGAAAAAGAATTTTGATCAGATGAAGTTGTGTAAAGGCCGCTTTACCTCGGTGATGCGTACTGGTGATTATTTGTTTATCCTGGAATCATCGCCGTTTGAAGAGGGAGATTTGTTTGATGTTGAGATTAAGCGAATAAAGACCAGATTGCTGCCATTTGTGAAATGTCCTCACTGCCGGAAAAGATTCTTCCTGGAAGATAAAATTATAAAAGAGGTTCCGAATCAAATAAACTTGATTTGCGATCACAATCCAGACCGGATACTTGCTGAGAAAGCAGCTTATTGTGAATGTCCAAACTGCAAAGGTGTGATCGGGCATAACCATCATTACCGGCTGCTCAATGATATTATCTGGAGCACCGAGGAAGAAATAAAAGCTGATCCTTTTAAAAATATCCAGAACGATTACGGAAAAATACCTGAGGTTGTGTTCCATGTGAACAAATTGTACACGATCGATTACACGTTTTCACAATGTTTGCATAATTATTTCAGTGCGCTGTATTCACCTGACCACTTGGCACTTGACGAATATAACCGTGAGGATATGGCCAGACCAAAGCCGCGTGGATCAGGATTTAGCAGAATGTCTGAAACGTTTCTGGTGTCGAAAGTTCGCCCGTATTTTCAGTATGGAGAATCATATCCGGATGCAATTCAGTTTGCAATACCTGGCATTGACGTCATGGATAGTTTTATGTCGTTTGTATTGCGCGGGTTTTGTCCTGAAACTTCGGAATCATGGATGATGAGAGCGGACAGAATTGAATACGATCCGCTGAAAATTAATGCAGAGGTGATGAAAACACTGCTCAATGAGCGGATTTTTAATATGCAGTGGCGCCGCGATGACGAAACATTAATCCCGATTATCTGGGGGTTTATCGATATCGGACACAGACAGGATATTGTTTTAAAAGCAGCTGCGAAAATACCTGTTCTTCATGGGTACAAAGGTGACTCGCGCGTAAATTGTCTGATAAAAAAATCTGAAAAAGAAGAATTCTATTTGGGGAATTCAGAGCAGCTGTCTAAATTGGTGGAGAAATTGAGTCATGCAGACACCTGGTATTTACCTGATGACTGGGACCAGACGTATGTTGACGAATTCCTTGGAGAGTTTTGGCAACCTGTGATGAAGCGGAATGGTACGACGATCACTGAATTTGTAAAGACCGAGAAAAACCACTACAGAAGCTGTGAAAACTACATACAAGCCGCGGTGCAGCTTCTAAATATTCAGACAAATCCTGACCGGGCAATAAGAATGGCACGACGGATAAATGCGCCGAAAAAAGAGGAGCAGAAACCGGCGCCGGTACCGGTCAAAAGTAACTGGATTAATAGCCGTCAATCGTGGCTTAACAGATAGAAAATATATTTTTCTGAGAATGTTGACTTTTTAATTTTCGTGCGCTAAATTCTCAGTATAAGTGATTAGAAAAATATGGCAGCCCCATTAAACACCCGGCCAGGTGAATAGTGAGGTCAAGATTTAAGGGAGGTGTAGCTCTACATAGTTACATCTCCCTTTTTTTATGCCAAAAAATAAATTTTACAGGAGCGGCAATGAGTAAAAGTGTTAAAAACCGTAACCTTCCTGCGCGTCCGAAGCCTGTTGAAACAGTGATTGAACAGCTGGAGTCTAAACCTGTTGAGGTTGTGATTGAACGTGCAGAGCCAAAGCCCGTTGAAACAGTGATTGATACACGTCCGATGTTTAAAGAAATTGATGTCCCTGCTCATAAAAATATTTGTGAGAAAATGGAAACCATGGAAAACGACGGGTACAGAGTTGAATTCACATTACCGATCCCTGGCGCTATTAAAATTATTGGACGTAAAAAATAATGTTTACCGTTTCGGAAGCAACCACAATCAGAGCAGCGTGTATTGCTGCAATTACAGATCTGTCTGGTGATTTGGTGCAAGAAGTTCAAATTAATAATAAGCGTTATAAACGGTATGATATCCCGCAAATTATGGAATTGATAAAACTGTGTGATGAGTCGTTGTCAGCTGATACAGCTGCCGGTAAAACGATAATGAAAGCAGCGTTTACAAGATGAATAAAAAAGCTGTAACAAAGAAAGCAACAAGTACCAGGGAATCAAAACCTGATATGAGTATGTTGATTTCTCGAATTGACAGCTATTATAAAACAAAATATCGTGGTTATAACGCTGCAAAGGTTGATAGGTTACGTGCTGATATGCGTATTACGCCACAATCAACCTATGATGAAATTAAAAGCTCATTAAAAATTCTCATAGCGAGATCGCGGGATGCTTTTAATAATAATTCTTATGCAAAAGCAATTGTAAATATTTTTCTATCAAATATCGTTTGTGAAGGGATAAAACCCACTCCGCGAGTAAAAAATCCAGATGGTACCGAAGCAACTGAGATAAATAAATCCATAAAAAAAGAATGGGATTATTTTAACGATTACTGTGATATCACTGGGAAATCTACGTTTTACGAGATGCAAAATCTCGCTCTATCCACTAATATTTTGACCGGTGGTTCATTTACAAATACAATAGTGGATCCAAAGTTTAAAAATATTCCAATTCGTTTTCAATTGTTCGGTCAGGATATGTTGGATTTCAATCATGACACATATGCAGATGCAAAATCCAAGCAGAATATTTTATGTGGCGTTAAAGTAAATAATTATATGCAGCCGTTGTCATATTTTTTCGGAACTGTAATTAAAACTGATGAGTATCCTGCAGAAAATATTGCACACACGTTTGTAAAGTTGCACCCGGATCAGTTATTGGGTGTCCCGTGGTTGACAAGTGCATTACTTGGACTGCATGACATCGACACTCTGATTGAAGACGTTGCAGTAGCGTCAAGAATTCAGGCAGCCGTTGCATTCTGGCTTGAAAAAAGCACTGATGATTTTAAGCCAGAGGATATTGATGATGATGACAATTTAGAGGTTTCTCCCGGGGCCGTGTGGCGTACCCGTAAAAAACCAGAGATAATACAGGCTAATGATGCTGTAAGTAAAGTTGTTGAACCATTAATTAAAACAATCCTCCATGCAACTGCAGTAGGGCAGGGTTTTAGTTATGGACTACTCACCCGCGATCTGAATAACAGTAATTTCTCTGCGTCAAGGTCAAATACTGCTGAGGATCGGCGCTATTTCAGCACTAAAATCAAGTGGTTTTATAAAGATTTTTGTCAAAAAAACTACGAAAAATTCATTAAATACGCAGTTTTGGCAGGTAAAATACCTGGTATTTCAATTACTGCGTACAACCGTGACCAGTGGCGGTTTAATCAGTGTTCATGGGCTACAAATGCATGGGAATATATAAACCCACAGCAAGATGTAAATGCAACTACTACACTGAAGGATAAAGGATTGTTGACTGATGAGGAATACCATGCGCAGCAGGGTAAAAACTATCAGGATGTGTACTCTCAGCTTGCAAAAGAGAAATCAGAACGTGAAAAACTTGGACTTGAAAAGGCGGTAAGTAATGCCAGTGCCTAATAAATTTTACGTACGTGAATTGACAATTCCGAAGTCGGTTAACGATGAAAAACGAGAAGTTACTTGTGTAATAGCATCAGAATCACCGGTGTTAATGTATGACTGGGACCGAGGTTATGTTGATGAAATACTACTCATGTCTGGTGTAATATTGCCACCTGATAATATTGCTCCATTGGTTGACACACACGAATATAGAAGCACAAAAAGTATAAAAGGCTCTGCAACAAATCTGCGAACTGAAGGAAACGAATTAACCTGTGAAGCTGCTTTTAGCTCAACAGCTACTGAGGAATGGACAAAGGTTAAAGAGGGGCACATTCGCAAATTATCAATTGGGTATCATGTTCATGAATTTGCGATCATCCCAAAAGGTTCAACCGGTTTGCACGATGGTAAGACCTATGTTGCAACCGAAAGGGATTTAAAACTTTCTACAAAGTGGGAATTATTTGAAGCATCACTGGTGACGTTGCCGGCTGATGATAAAACAGAATTTCGTAATACTCAAAAAGGAGGCTTGATGCCTAAAGAAAACACCGGAGAAACTACTCCGCAGACCACAACACAGCCAGCGGCTCAGTCTCCTGAGTCGAGATCTAAAGAAGTTGACGTATCAGAATTGACACGTCAGACAGAGGAAAACGCTGCAAAGCGTGAGCGCACTCGGATTAATGATATCAGAAGCGCAGGCGAATCTCTGGGACTCCATAACGATTTTGTTCAGCCGTTTATTGATAACGGAAAATCGTATGAGGAAGCCATGCGTTCAATGGTTTCTGAGCATGCTAAACGTGCAAAGCCAGTTGATACTACACCGTCCCATGTCGTACCTGGGACCGACGATGTTGACAATTACCGTGAAGCTGCAACGCTTGCGCTCTGTGAACGCTCCGGTGTTAAGTTGACAGATAAAGAAAAAACTGATGTCGCAAAAACAGGGCTCAGAGGTGTTTCGCTTCAGGGTCTTATAAGTGATATTATGATGAGATCCGGAGAGCGTAATGTTCATCTGAGATCTAATGCTCAGCGGACAGAGTGGATTATGCAGCGTGCTGCAACGACTGATTTTGTCAACATCCTCGCAAATGTTCAGAATAAATCACTGAGAATTGCATACATGGAGGCTCCTGGCACTTGGCGTGCATGGTGTAAATCTGATTCTCTTCCAGATTTCAAACAGGCAACACTTGCAAAAGTTTCTGCATATTCTACGTTGGCAATAGTTGCAGAAGGAGCAGCCCCAACAGCAGGTACGCTTGTTGATGGATCTGAAAACACACAACTTGCAACTTACATGCGGTCATATACTCTTACTCGTCAGGCGATGATTAATGATGATTTAAGAGTTTTTAACGGCCTTGGCAGTGCACTTGCAAAAGCAGCTGCCCGTACAGTAAACCGTGCTGTATATGCAAAACTTCTTGCAAACGGTGCTCTCAATGATACGTTTGCATTGTTTCAGGTTGCAAACCATGCAAACCTTACAGCGTCAGGAAGCGCCCCTTCAGTTGCTTCTATTGGTGTCGGATTGGTTGCCATGATGGCACAGTCGATGAATAGCGTACCGCTTGGTATTACACCTGCATTTATTATTGTCCCACCTGCCCTTGCTGTTACAACTGAACAGCTTATTACTTCAATTTCTGACTACGCATCAAACTCAAATAATGCAAAGGTCAACCCATTTGGTGCAAATGGTAAATGGAAACTGGAGGCGATAACCGACGCAAATATGGGTGATACAGGGCTACAGGATACGATGCAAACCACTGGTTCCTTGCAGCTGACCCAAATCAGTATCCTACGCTCACAGTATTTACGCTTGAAGGTTATGATGCACCTACTGTGCGTGCAAAAGAGTCGCAGGCAGGTGAAGCCCTTGGAATTACAATGGATGTTATGTTCGACGCTGTTGTTGGCGTTGAAGACTATCGCGGCCTCTACAAAAACGACGGTGGTACCTAATATCGAGTAGTCAATTAACGGGGTACACAAGTACCCCATGTTTCCATTTTTTTTCATAGAGGACAAAATGAAAATCAGTAAATCAGAAGAACTTTACAGAATACGCCTGACTAAAAAGGGTGTAAAAATTGCAGGAACTGACATCGATGTCAGGGACGCAGAGCTCGGTCTATTGAAATCATGTATCGATCAGTCTGCAAATGAGGCACCAAAAATCTCAGAGGTCGCACAGCGGATGACAATGATTGATGACATTGACGGACTGACCGATACCGATAACTATCTTGATTTTTCAAAATCAGATATCGACCTGATTGTTTCATCATTCGAGAAAATGGCAGGGCGTAGATCTGGCGCATGGCTCAGATGTAAAGACCTGTTACAGCAGCTTGTAAACCCTGAAAAGCTTGTGACAAAGAAATAAAAATGGCAAGTATTCGCACATGGCTTGATAATCACAGGATTTCCGAACAAATCACGTTCAACGGTTCGCCGATTCGCGCCCTGGTTGATCGTGTAGGAAAAAGCCGATTTCCTGTCCAGGGTAATATGCAGCCATCGCTCTACGGTATTACGATTGAAGTCGACAGAGATGATGTTCCAGGACTTGTTGCAGGGAAAGCAAATGGGAGTACTGTCACATTGATAAATAATAAGGGTCAATCGTTAACGACGCGAGTAGCTGAGATAATCAGCTATGACCCTGATTTAAACTCATACACGCTTGGATTAACGGAATGAAATTCAAAGGGGAATTAATAGGTGCAGATGCATTAAAAGCCCTTTTTGAGCGGGCTCCTAAAACGTACATCCGTTACTTCAGAGCGTTCCTGAATTATGCTGGTAAAATTTTCATCGGAAATAAATCAAAAGATGGCGTACTTCGGGAAAAATTGTCTGGAAAAAAATCTCTACGAAGCGGTGGACCGTGGAGTAGAAAGTTTATAAACAGTGCAGCCAGGTATGAAATTGACAGAGAAAAAATGGTAATGCACGCTGGTATCATTTACAGCAGCAAAAAGAAGATTCATGAAATTATGGAGCTGCTTGAATCTGGATACACTAAAAATACTGGAAATTATATGATCGTTCCGAATTACCGGGAGATGCATGATAAAAAACCGATTGGAACATTTAGCCGAATGGTTACCAGTAATCAGTTAAAACCGATATTTACAAGAGGCAAAATATACTACATTGACAAACAAACTGGGAAGTTACTGTTTACTGGTGTAAAGCAGATTGCAGTCAAGTCTCAGTTTAATTTCGACGAGACATGGAAAGGCGTTGAGCCTCTGATTAGTAAAAAAGCTGACACCGTGCTTGACAGAGCAACCGCGGCAGTAGAAAAAGCAGAATCTAAGGGAGTGGTGTTCAATGGCTGATTGTAGAGACTGGCAGATTATTTCAGCATTAATGACGCTGTTGAGAACAATAACGCTTGTAAATCTGTATGAAACACAAGTAAATAGCGTGTTTATACCGAAAAAGAAATTGACTTTTAGTACATACCCTGCAATTGCGGTGCTTGTCGGAGAAGGTGAGACAGAGGAAGAAACTTTTCAACAATCTTATGGGGCGCTGAATATCATTCTGGTCTACACTGACGGATTAAATGACGAATCAGAAACTGTCAGTTTTGTGGAACGATATAAAAACGTTGGTGCTGACATTATTAAGTGCATCATGACAGACCCGAGCCTGGGCGGATTGTGTGAAATGATTAATGTAAAACCTCCTAAGGTTATGGAGTTTTTTGATTCAAATTCCGGAGTGTCATATGAATCTGTAATAGCAGAATTAAACATTACTCGTTTAGTAAATCTTTTTGATCCTTATCTATAAAGGCGGCTTAAAATGAATGATAAATTATCCTGGGCGGCGGCAGTTGCGCAAACTGTTTTAGGTACTCCGATAGCGGTTAACCCTGCAACAAATTTTTTACAGTTATCTGAATTTGACATCGAATTTAATCAGATGATGGATACTGTAAATGTAATGTCTGGTAATTTTACAACAGAGCCGCAGGTACTGGGAAATTTAAATGCAACTGTAAAGGGTAAGTGTTCGCTGATTTCTGGCGGTGTAGAGACTCCTCCACCATGTGATCTGCTCTTGAAATCAATGGGGTTTACAGCTACAATTGACGCCACACCAGTAGCTGGTAGTAGATATATCTACACTCGCAGTGGTAGTCAAACAGATTTATCAATGTGTAAATACCAGGTAGACGGAACGAATGGTAGAACTCTGAATGCAAACAGCATAATGATGAACAATGGTAAGATTTCACTTGAATCTGGTAAGGTTTCAGGATTTGAATTTGCCGGTGTTGGTTGTGCTGGCGGAGTCAGTAATGCATTACCACAGGTTACCGGTGCTCTTACTCGTCCAACATTGGTTAAATTTCCTAAGTATGTTGTAAACGATATCGCAACAACAATACTTGACACATCATACAACGTTGTAAAGTGTGATATCGAAATCGTAAATAAAATTGCTCAAAAGCCTTTAATGACAGGTTTTGGTTTTGGAGCCGGTGAAATCGTTGATGAGCAGGTGAAATTCAATTTCACAACACTCATCAATTCTGCAATGAGTCCACTTCCATTCGCTCGATTGAGGTCAAGTCAGACTCCTGGAGCTTTCTCTATAACATTCGGTTCAGTCGCTGGGCAGCGTGTCAGTATCGTATCTACAAAAGCGCAGTTTCAGAATGTAAAAGAATCAAAAACAGGTGACCTGATCAGTAATGATGTTTCCGGTGAGTTTATCGACAATGATTTAATAATCACTTTCAATAGTGATGCTGTTTAAACAAAGGCCGCCTCTGTGCGGCTACCACTTTTCTATACGGAGGACAAACGTATGTACATCCCAATGAATCAGAACGAAACTCGCCGGTTTAAACTCCCGGCTCCTTTCGACCTAGAAATAATTGTAAAACCGTTTACAGGTGAAAACGAAACGTTTTATTTTGAGCATATGACCGCTGGAAACAATATTGAGGATCCACTTGAAAAAATAAAACCTGTAAAAAAAGTGTTTGATCATTTTGTAAAAGGGTATGTTCATCCGGAAACTGGTAAAGAGGTTTTGTTTAACGCTGGAACTGAGCTCCCATCCAGTCATTTTGGAATGGATTATATCAACCAGTTTGTACATCAAATTTCGAGTATCAATTTACTAACGACAGACGAAAAAAAAACCTGATTTTAGCAGGCCGGTGGTACTTTGATAAAAAGCAACTTTACGCAGAGTATTATAAGTGTGAAACGTGCAGCGATAAAAAAGCAAATGGATGCAGGCGAATATTTAAACGTAAACCAGTCGCACGAATAGACTGCACATGTGGAGGATTTAAAAAATGTAAGTTATGTAAAGGGAGTCAGCTGTTTGCAGTGTTTACTTGTCCTCTAAACATTGTAACCCTGCCGGAAACCAGGCGGCTGATTCCCTACTTTTTCGACTTTTTAATAAATGGATCATGGCCAAATGGTTCACGATTACAAGCGAGCTGGTTATTAGTTGAGGCATTTGAGTTGTTACTATCAGTAAAGATGCAGGAAGACAAAAAAGGAAAGCCAAATGTCGGGTAAGTTGGAAATAGTTTTATCGGTAGTTGAGGATGGTTTCGGGACCTTTAAAAAATACGGTCGTGAGATTGATGAGCTTTCCGAAAAAACCGGTAAATTTTCTGCAGTTGCCAGTGCCGGCGGCAAGGTCGTTTCAGGGGCGTTTGTCGCAGTCGGTGCAGCCATTGGGGCAGCTACTGCAGCATATGCCGGAATTGTCAAGCCGGCTCTTGATATGGCTGATGCTCTCCAGAAACAGGCTGACATTGCCGGCGTTTCTACAACCACATTGCAGGAATACTCTTTCGCAGCAAAACAGAGTGGTTCGTCCGCTGAATCGCTTACCACTGCAATGTCAAAGCTTACTGAAAATGCGTACAATGCCTATGCAGGTAATGATAAGCTTGCAAAGGGGTTTAGAACCCTTGGCGTAGATCTCCGCGATGCAAAGGGCAATTTCCGCGATACAAACGATATCGTAAACGAGACTTTTAAGAAACTTTCAGATCTCCCGAATCCTGCACAACAGTCAGCCCTTGCAGTTCAGCTACTCGGCAAAGGCGGGCGTGACCTGGTACCGATGCTACGCGGCGGATCTGCTGAAATCGATCGCATGCGCGGATCTGCCCAGGAACTCGGCCAGGTGCTCAGCGAGGAAGCTGTAAAAAATCTTGATAAAATGGGTGATAACCTGGACATGCTGGGAAATAAGCTGCGTGTATCGCTTGCTGAATCTGTAAATCTTGCAATGCCTTCACTTGAACTGTTCGCTGATGGTTTGTCGAAAATTATCAGTAAAGCCGGTGAAGTCGCAACCGGTATAGGATGGATGCTTGGCGGTGAAAAGAAGTTTAATGAAGAGATAGCCGCCCAGGACGCCATTACTCGCGAACTGCAGGACATGATAAAGCTGAAGGCCGAGTATAATAGCATAATCGGTGCACAGGAGGCCTTTAAAGCTCATAAATCAGAGCTATTTGATGAGGAAACGCTCGTATCGTATAAAGCCGCTCTGAAAAATCTTGAGGCAGATATTCGAGATTTTAATAAACCAAAAGTAAAGACTGGTTCCGGCGCTCCCGTTGGTGGAAGTGGTGGCGGTGATGATAAGGCTGATAAAAAAGCAATGAAGGGGTTGAAGTCTGATTATACAGCAGGATACGATGCACTTGGTGATGATGCAAAGGCACGATGGGAAAATCAGCAGAAAACTTTAAAGGACGCTGAGAATGAAAAAAAACGCATCAATAAAGAAGCTGAAGACAACCTTAAAAAACACAATGGTAATTTAGAGAATCTTGACAGAACACTTGCTGAGGCAAAAATTAAAAATGAAAAAGATGCGACCAAAGCAGCTGGGTTAAAATGGAAAGAAAATGATCGCCTTGCTCGTGAAGCATACCGTAAATCTGTTAAAGACGCAAACGGGAACGCCGATGAAATTGCGAAAGCTAACGAGCTAAAAAATGAAAATTTGAAATCAAATGAGGCGGAGTATTTCCAGACTGTAAAGAACATTGAAGAACAGAAACGTCAGACAAATATTGCAAATGCCAGGGAACAGCTTGATGTGCTCACCAACGTGCTCAAAGAGGCCGCCAGCCGCTCCAAAGCCGCCGCAGTAGCCTATAAGACTCTGGCGATTGCTACAACGATAATCGACACATACAGCGGCGCACAGAAAGCATTTAATAGTCTAGCATCAATTCCGTATGTCGGCTATGCTCTCGGAATTGTTGCAGCAGGCGCTACTGTGGTAGCAGGTATGATGCGTGTTAATGAAATCCGCAAGCAGCAATTCGCCTCTGGCGGAATATCATCAGGAGGCGTGGCGCGAGTCGGTGAAATGGGAGCAGAGGATGTTTATCTGCCTGCAGGCGCCCAGGTGATTAACCACCACAACACACAGCAGTTGATCAACAATCAGAATAGAGGAACAACACTCAACGTTACAATCAATGCAAATGATGGTAGTACAGCAAAGCGTCTTGTGAGAGAAATAAGAGACGGCTCAGGAATGTGGGCAGTAAAACAGATTTTAAAAGCCGGAGGGTTGAAATATGCCGGCGCCTAAAATGGTCCTCAATGGAGTCTCGATTAATCAGCCCTCATATGGCTATTCCTGTGAAATTTTTACCGGTATTAAGTGGTCGCTTGT